TGGACATAGCGTTCATGGCAGTTGCGCCCTTCTCGTGAATGCCCTCGGCAAGACCGGCGGCAAGATAGCCGCCAATCTCTAACATAACACGGGATGGAGAATGGACTTCAAAACCAGCGCGGACGGCTTCAATTATTGGGTCAACGAGATACTGTTTCGCTATGCCGGACAGCTGCCCAGAGTTTACCACAATACCCTTGACCAAGCCTGCGCCAATATTCGCGCCAATTCCCTGCATCTCGCCCTGCACAGCCTTGAGGTTCTTCACGAGTGTACCGAGCGAACGAGAAGCGTTCAGCTTTTTCAGGTTCTCGTTGAACCGGCTGAATCCTGTATTGTTGCCAAGACCAGATATTGCCTTGCTTAAGCTGCTGACTTCTGTCTTGGTCTCGCTCAGCTTGGTTTTCAGCTGTTCCAGCTTATCAATCGTGGCTTGCAGAGAGTCTTGCGCCTTCGTTGATTCGCCCGTGACGTTAAATTGTAAACCTTCAATCTCAGGCATCTAATCACTCCTTTGCTGCGTTAACCCTCTGCATCCACGCAAGCATCTGTGCTTTTCTTTCTTCCATCTTGCGTTGCTGCTCTCGCTCGTCGCGTTCTCTCACTGCGGCTTCGGTCAGTGGATACGGCTCGTTGACATACGATTCAGGTTTGCCGCCGCCCATTGCTTGTAGCGCGGGCGCCATTGCATAGATCGCGTCATACACATACTTTCCCTGCAACCACAAATACGAGTTCTGCCGGTCGCGTCGTAATTCTTCCGCTTTCCGAAAAACCCTTGGGAGCAGGTTGTCTCCGTCCCAATACTGTTCTTCTGTCATCCCAATAGACAGATAATATGGGAAGTGTGTGTTGAACACTTCTCCGTATTTGATTTGCGTGGGCTGACTTACTCCGTAGTCGTCCACGCCACGGCGTTTCCCTTGCCTTCCTCCGGCTCTGCCAGCAGACCTTCAAGTGTTTCGGAATAGCAATCCACCAGTGCGGAAATCAGGTCTGCCTTATTGGTCAGCGCTGCATAGATTTCATCAATCTTTGCCTGCTTGACAAACGGATGCTTTGCCTTAAATGCGCCAGCGAACAGCAGCGGAATAGATGTCGCCATCTTGCCGTCAATATTCTGGATGTTAAAGCCTGATGCCTCAAGCTGCTGTACAGTGCGCTTCGTAAAGCACAGGGTATATGCAACGTCGTCATACTTAAAATTGATTGTTTTCATGGTAGAGTATCCTCCTAAAATATTCGGTGATTAAGCCAGTGTCGGGATAGTAGTCGCGTAGGAAATCGTAGAGGACGGAGAGATGGTAATTGCCATCTTGCGAACCTCATTCACGCCGCCGCCGGTGACATACGCAGACAGACGACCAGTCCATGTCCAGACGCCGTGCTCGCCATTTGCGCCCATTGCCAGTGCAAACTTGTAGTCGGTGTCCGGCTTGAATGCGCTCAGCATTGCAAAAGTCTTTTCGTCGTAGTTGGCGTTGAATGTCTTGGATTCGTTCTCCTGAATACCCAGAATAGAGGTTTTCATGTTGTCCGACAAAGTTGTGGTGTCCAGAGTTTCCGGTGCGCCACCCATGTCAGGAAAGTCAATGATGTCGCAAAGGATGTTGTATGCCTTTGCGGTGGTCAGGGAATTTGCGGAGTAGGAGACATTCGCCAACAGATAAGTCTGGTAAGTAGACGTTGCGCCGCTCGCGCCAGTCGTAGCCGTACCAGAGAGTGCATAATTCAGTGCCATTGTATCAGCTCCTATATAAATTCACGCCGTCGTAGTCCACACGATACGTTGCGGTCAGACGGTAAATTGTTGTATCTAACATGTTCGGAACAGGCAAATAAGATGTTCGGATACAGTTCAGCTTGTACAGCGCTGCATCAATCAGCTCCATGATTCTCTTTGCCTCAGACTTCTTTCGGTTTCGCAAGTTGGAGTACACGTTGACAGTGAACGCCAGTGCTGAAACCGCTTCTTGCTTTCCGTTCGTCTGTTTCCCGATGGCGGGCGTGTTATCGTGCGCCCAGAGCGAAATGTGCGGAAACTTTGCAGGTGTCTGGATGTACTCGCTCGCAATGCTCGCGTTCGGGTACGCCGCCAACACCGCTTTTCGCACCGTGTCAAAGATGTAATCTTCGCAATCATTCATCTGCGAACACCTCCTTTGCAATCTGTTCCAGCTCTCGTTTCAAGTCTTGTACGGTATAGTACATGCACATATTTGCCGGATTGCCGTAAGTGTGCCACTTGGTCTGCGCATCGTTGACCGCTCGTCCGCGTGTGCCGCCAGACGCACCCTCGTACACCCAGCCGCTTTCTTTCAAGCCTTGATGCTTGCCGTATCCGCCTCGGACAAAACCCAAGCGGTCAGCGTCAGGATGAGCCGGTGCCGTGTATCGGATGCCAGTGCCGAACTCGATGAACAGCACGGCAGAACCAACGGCAACCGTGGCGTATGTGTTCTCGCCGGTTTTCTGCACGGATACCGACACGTCTTTCATGCCGTCATATTCGGCATTCTGAAACCGTATCCGCGCATCGGACATACCTCTCTCCGCAAGCTCTTGTGCCAGCTCGTCAGTCTTGCGCTGCAACCATTGCTGCCGTTGCTTGAGCACACGAATTGCGTTTTTAAGTCCGGCTTGTGTCAGTGGAATATCAAGTCTCATGTCCGGTTCACCTTCGTCAGCGCATATGCGCACGTGTTCAGCGACGGCGCACAGCGTTTGACGATGTACTCATTCTGCGTGTCGTCAGACTTGCGCCGCGTAAACAGCACAATATCTTCCTCGCGGATGGGGCATTCTGGGTCACTGACCGTGAGCACACAATCATAGTCATCCAGCATGCCGAACATGTCTCGATACACCTCGCCGGTCGGGGGAGATACGACACCTTTAATCGCTTTAGCATCTTCGTAAGATGCTTCTTGCTCACCAGTGTAATATCCATCTGCGTTGACCACATCGGTCAGTCCTGTGTATTTTCGGTAATACACCGTTCTCTCATTGCGGCACATGCATCTCATAGCACCACCGCCTTTGGCACAATACGCGCCAACAGAGCTTGCGGGACGTCGGCAGCACTGTATTTCCGGCTGATGCCGCCCTCTGTGTGCCCTGTCTCGCCCTCTGCGCCGCGCTTGTTGATGAGATAAACGGCAATCTGTAGCATGTCATACTCATAATTGTCCGGCAGGATAGAACTGTCATCACCGCCGAACGGGTACAGCTGGTGGAGAGCAATGCTCTCCGCCATGTTGATATAGGCAGACAGCACAGCTTCGTCGGTTTCGTCAGTCATTGCTGCTGCAAATTTGATTCTTTCCTTGTCGGTCATGCCGTCTGCCTCCTATCTTGATTAGCCTGCCGCTGCGCCGGAAGTAGTGCCCGGACGGGTGTAGGTGGTCGACAGACCGGTAAACTTGCCGTGATACCACTCTGCGCCGTAGTCCAGACCCAGCTGACCAAACAGCTGATATTTCTGACCGGCGCCGGTCTTTGCCAACGGTTCAAGGAAGAAGTTACCCTTACCCGGTACCGGCTGATATACCGGAGCAATAATGCCAAGGTTCATGACCAGTGCAGTGCCAGCCGGAAGATACTGTGCGGACACAAGGTCAATAGAACCCATCGGGGTAACCAGCGTGGAGATGTTGATGCCGTTGATGGTTCTGTCAGACGGCACGATAGTCAGTTTGTTCTGTACCGCGCTTGCGTTCAGCTGCAAACGGGTGATGCCGTCCACCCAGAGGGTCAGACCGGAAGTCGGCGCGTGTGCGTCCTGAATCTTCTTGAGCATGTCCGCCACGTCCCACACGGACAGTTCCTTGGATGCCATCTTGATTTCGTTGGTCTTAATGGCGGAAACCATACCGCAGGTCTTGTTTGCTGTCGCGTCAGTCGTCGCCTTGGCATACACACCGTTGATGAAGGTGTACTCGATCTGGTTACGAATCTGCTGCATGTGCGCAGCTACCTGAAAATCCAGCTCGTTAATCGGATTACCGGACTGATTCGCAATGTTAATGCCGGACAGGGTACCCATGTTGGACTGCTTCGCGTAAGAGATACCTACGGAGTCCATGAAAATCTGGGTCACGTTGGTTGTCTGCTTGCGAGTAACAACCGTTGCGTCCGGTGCAGTCAGAGATGCAGTCTCCGAAATAGCAGGCTGCGCCAGCGTTTTGTCGGTGTTGTACTCCTGACCTACCACGAACTCTACGTGATTGGTAGTCTTTGCTCTGCTGCCGATTGCAGTAGAGAACGGGCACTGGGTGTTGCCCTTATTGAACAGCATACCGGAATATTCCAGTACGCCAAAACTGGTAGCAAACTGATCTGCCATCAGTCATACCTCCTTTATTCGGTTGCAGCTGCCTGCCCCGCAAGGCGTGTGTAGTACGCCACGGCGGTGACGTCGCCAGCTGCGTTTGCTTCTTCAATCTTCTTGTTGTAGTCCACGCTGCCGATTGTGCCACCGGTCGGCTTGGACATGTGCTTCATCTGGTCTGCAATGATTGCGTCCTTGTAGGAACTCAGGAAAGCCTGCTGGTTCTTTGTGACGGTGTCAAAATCGCCGTCAACGAGCGCCTTTGCAGTTGCCTTTGCCAGCTTTTCTTCATAGCCGAGCTTGATATAATCGGTCACGTGTCGATTCAGCGCGGCGCTTCTTTCCAGCTCTGCCACCTTGCCGGTTGCTGCGTTCAGCTGTTCGGTCAGGTCTGCAATCTGGTTCTGCTCCTGAGAGTTGTGTTCTCTCAGTTCGCGCTTACGCGCTGCCGCTTCGGCAGTTGCCTTATCGACTGCACCTTTCCACTTTGCCTCGACTTTTTTAGTAGCTGCTGCCGTCAGTTCCGGTACAGCTGCTTCAAGTGCTGCGGACAGTTCGTCCTCGGACATACCTTCCTTGTACTGCTCTCCGAGCAGGTCAGATAAATAACTCATAATATAGCTCCTTGCGTTTACAGTTCTCTCTGTTCATGTGTGGTTTGTTTACGCGGCTTCTCTGCCGCGAAAAATATAAAAGGGACACCAAACCATTTCTGGTTCAGCGTCCCTTCGGACAGCCCGTGCCTCTTGCGCGGGCGCATATTATTCAAAACTTAGCTGTTGCGGTTCGTTTTACTGTGATGACAACAATTCTGCCGTTCTCAACCTTCAGTTCCAGCAGACCGGTCTTGTTCAACTGTTTCTCGATTTCCGCTGCCAGCTTCGGGGTCATTGTTGCCTTCATCCGTTGCTCCCATCTGCTGTTGCTGCTCTCGTGCCTTCTGTTCCTGTTCTTCCTTGTACTTCATGGACATGTCATACGCCAACTGCGCGTCAGCAAATAAGCCGCATGTCTTGAATGCCAGAAGCGGATGAACGCTGCTGCTGGCAAGCAAAGTAGTCAAGACTTGTACCTTTGACTGCTTGTCGGAACTGTTCGTTCTCGGCAGGTTGATTTCTACTGCCGATGCGGACAAGTTCAGCCCAGCAAGATACTTTGCTATGTTCAGCGCCACGCGCAGGAATCGCTTCTCGGCGGGACGGAACATCAGCTCTGTGTTCTTAGCTCGTGCCTCCGCGTCAGACCAGCCGTCACGGAAGATTACTGCTGCGCCGGTGTCCGATGTGGACGAACCGCCATTTCTGTTCGGCATGCCACAAATAGTCAGTACCACGTTGTACATGTGGTCAACAAGCGTCTGCGTCTCGGTCTGCCCCAACTCGGCAGTGATGTAACTAATCTCCGCCTTCATGGTCTCTGACCGGTCGCCAAACTTAATCGCGCCGCGTGCGCGGAACTGGTCATAGTCGTCAGGGCTGATGTCCATGTTCTTGAACAGCAAATACGCCTGTACAAACTGTTCGACCGCGTCTACACGGTTGCTGTCGACAGTGTTGATTGCGTCGAGCAAAGGCAAGACGACTTCAAAAGAGCCAAGCCGAGCTGTGTTCAGCGCGTATTCGATGATCGGGATTCCGCCCAGAAAATTCGGCTCTGCCTGTACCTTTTCGTTGATGATGGTGAAAAAGTGTGTTTGCGAATAGCAGTTGTACACAATGTCACCGTTTTCTCGGGTCACATATGTAACGCCCAGTACGGGCACATGTGAGAAACCGGAGTTATACACAACAAAAGTGTTGCGTGGGTCGAGCGTCATCACGTCGAATGGTGCATCATATGTCGGGTCGGTGTTCGGTAAAACGATTCGGTATCCTACACCGGCAATGTGCATCCAGTCAACCAATTCATGGTCTTTTGCGGCTTTATCCACCTCAACCATGTATTCATTCAACTGCTTAATTCCGTCGTCGTCAGAATCGGCAGAAGCGGACACGTACTGCACCGGCTCTCCGAGGAAGTATCCGGTCTTAAAAGTGACAATCTCAGCCGCACGGTTTTCCACAATTTTATTACAGATTTCAGGTCTGACTTCCTTCTCGCGGTTTTCGATGCGCTGATGTCCGCGGTACACATTCCACAAATACTGGATGTCTACGCGGTTCAGGTCGTGTTGGATGGTCGCTGCATGCAGCACGTCCAGCACATTTGCCGGAGTGACTTCTTCGGCATCGGTCAGTATAACACGCCGTCCGTGATACAGACCGGCAGAAAAATCATCACGCATGCAGCGCCCTCCCTTCGAATACTTCTTAGGATAAAACAGAGGATACCCCACGTATAATTATACCATATCTTGTGCTTCAATCAACACAATACACAAGATATATTGCGTAGTTTTTGTCATCTTTCCTCAGAATGTCCGGCTGACCACTTCAATCCGAGAGCCAATGCGCATACGAATCTCGTTTTCCAACATTGCCAAGCTGTCCGGCGCGTCGTCGTGCGGCACTTTTCCCTGCCGGACATACGTGGTCAGCTGCTTAAAGAACTGGTCATATTGGCTGCCCGCTTTGTAGGTGGACGGATGCCGGAAGTAAAACTTCTTGATGATATTGTCCGACGCAAATTCAATGCGGGTCTCTTTGTTTGAGATTGTCCGCTTCGTGCGAATACTGCACGTGTATCCCATGCCCTTTAACAGCTGTTCCACATCTCGCGCAAAGTAGCTGCCCGCATTGTTGGATTCAAATACGGCGGATGCCACATGATTATCCCGCAGCGCCTTTGCGCATTCCGGCTTTGTGACCGTCGGCGGCGCATCGTCAAAAACTACGTCGATTAGATATGCTTCTTGGTCGTAGATCGCCACGATTGGCATGGATGTAAAGTCGGCGCCCTTGTCAGCAGTATCACATGCCGCAAAGATGGTGTCCGGCTCTCTGCCGACCGGCAACTCGAAGAAATAATTCAATTCGTCCTTGTTGAATAGTAAACCCTTTGCTTCAAACGGCTGCTGCTGGAACTCGGATTCCCACTGCTCTGCACACAGGATTTCACGTTGTTCGCGGAAGAATGCTGTCGTAAACACAGGTTTGCCGTCGCGCATGTATTCAAAGTTTGTTTCATCGGTTACAGGGTCAAGCGCCGGTGTCTCGATAGCTTTCCATTTCCAGCCGGACTTGCGTGCGGTCTCTTGCAGTCGTCCGATTGGGTCATACAGGGAATACCGTGTGCCGCAGATGACGATTGGCGTGCCTTCAATCGCTCGACCGATAATGTCACCGGAGATAACCTCCCATTTGTCGTCAAGCCGCTGCCGATTCTTGGCTTCTTCTCGACCTTCTACACAGTCATCCAGATATAGCAGGTTCGTTGCTTCGGACAAGCCGACCTGTCGCGCGTCGATGGAACGGCACATGACCGTCGGGAATCGTGACTTCTTGTCCAGATTGAACGTCTTGCGGTCTGCATATGTCTGTACCAGCTTGGCGTTTGGGAAAATGTCGTAGAAGTGGTACTCCGATTCTGCGTCCAAATATTCCAGACAGCCTTTGTAGAATGACTGCACAAGGTCATCGCCGGTGCCCTCCATCAGCGTTGAATGGTTCGGTTTTCTGCCGGAGAGCATGTTTACAAAATTGATGCCCATTTGTGAATTGTGCGTAGGGATAAACATATCAGACACCAGAAAGAGATGATCTTTGTTGTCTACACAAATACACTGCGCATAATCTTCACCAGCAGGCGTAATGCTGTCAATGTAGTGGTACAACGTGTCTCGCTTTGGTTTATATACATCTCGCTTACGAGCAATCTTAAAGGGCGCATCTCCCGCAGGGAATTGAATGTGAACCCGATAATTCGGACGAGTGTAGATAACCTCTCCATTTTTCTTGTACCGTCCCATTCTCTCCGTATAATTTGCTTTACCCCCCAATGAGCGAGCAAGGAAGATGACATCATCCCGCAGCATTGGCGAAGTTGTTGAATATTCAATCAATCGGTTAGAACAACAGCCATCCGTATCCAGTAATCCGCAGAGTAGTTCCCAGCGCATCACAGACGTGTTGAATAGATACTCTCGCGGAATAAATTTCTCCCACGCTCTGTGCCCGTAAGCTCCCATGCTGCGCAGTGCGTTTATCGTGATTGACTGGTCATGTCCACTGCCGGATAGGATAAAATAGCGTCCGCGTTCTGCATCCTGCAATCGTAGAACATCATCCCCCGGAAGATTGTCTGCTATGTAGTCGGTAACCTCATGGTCGAATGATGTCAACTCCACAGAACCGCCGCGCAGGCATCCGTCGCCCAAAAGCGCACCAAAGATGTACGGGTCAAGCGGCACATCCTGAAAGGCAAATTCTACGGGTTCAGTGAACTTAACGGCATAAATGCTGTGCTTATCCTTACCACCCTTTACCCCGTTTTCAAGCATCTGTTTCGTTGTAAGGATTTGTGTGCTGTACCCGCTTTTCCCTGACGGAGAATTCACGTTATGCATCTTCACTTCCCAGAGGTGGTTTCCGCATGTTTTCACACTTGCGCCATCAGTAAATTTTACCTCATAGATTGGAACTTTGCCCTGTGGAAACACGTGTGTAACCAAAGTCTCATACCCGTCTGCACCGATAACGGTATCACCAACATGAACGTCCCCCATTCGCTTAAATCCGGTTGGGGTTGGTAGCAGGGTGTCTAAGGTGACAGCTTTTCCTGCTCGTTTAGGCATAGAAACAGACAGAAAATGCAGCTTTCCTTCCAGAACTTCTTGATACGCCTGTGTGTACCGGTGCAGATAGTGTTGCCGCGGCGCGTAGAAACGCTTGTCATACGGTTTTCCATACTCTACGGCGTTCAGGTAATCTTCAAAGAAGTGTGGTGCACCGAATAGCAGGGACTTGAACAACATGCTGTCAAGCCGCTCTGCTGCTGCCCAATCACGGTTTTCTACCGCCCGCTGTAACGCTGTTGTCAGCAGCGGACGAAAATCCTTGCGGTTATGCAGCTGCGCTGGGTGGTTGAACTCTGTGTATCTTCCGACATTGTTTGTTGCTCCGGTGATCTGATACTGGTGAAACATCTTTTTACGTGATGCCGCCTCCCATTCAGCAAACCATGCGCGGCACAGCTCAAAATAGTCCTGCCGTGGCTGGTCGTCAAACGGGTCTTTTTTGACATGCTTCAAAATTTCCGAAGCGGTTTTTGAGTAATTCATAAGATTCCCCCGTTTCCTGTAAATAAAAAAAAGAGGCTACCAGACTAATCTGATAACCTCTTTAGGTCTACCTGCGTCGCTTGCGCAGGTGCATGTCATTTGATTTTTACTATAGCAACGTGTATTTTCCGTGCAAATTGCACGCTAATTTTAGCTTATCAAGCTAAATCTAACGGCGTTATTCAAATCCGCCCTTGGTCAGGTCAATATACGGGATGTTGTACACGCTTACCGGAGACGCATTTGTGGTCATGGACACAATCGGACGAATGTAAGACAGCAATGTTGCCGTAGCATTCTGTTTCAGCAGAATGTGTAGGGTATCATCGTCGTATGCGCCATCCGCCCATCTGAAATCGGCTCGCATTGTAACGGTCAGCTTAAATGGCAGGGAATCATCTTCATCTCCCATGGACACAGTTACGTCCACTGTTGCCGCATTCGGATTATCTTTGTGCTTTCGTATCACGTTCTCGATTTGAAGATTTACTCCAATAGGGTCGTCTCCTGTATCATGGAAGGCATCGTTCATACGAAAACGCAAGTTCACTAGATAAGGCTCGGAAAACTGAAACTCGCTTGGTTCCACCAAAAGTAATCTCCTCCATTCTGGTTGTATTTTTTATGCTACACACATCGGTTGTGTCATCTTGCAGGCTACCCCGCTTGTACAATGCATAGCCTTAGTCTTATATTTCTGTTTAGTCCGCTTAGTTACATGGTCAACAGCAATTCTTTTCGCTGAATGTGCAATGCTCTCGCGGTTTATAACACGCGACGTAACTTCCTTATTCTTGCATTTTTGACTGGACACCTGCCCTGCTTTCGTCTCTGCTTTTGACCGTGCCGCCGCGATAAGGCTCTCCATGTCGAGGTTAAGCGCGGTGGTGCGCACGTTAGTAGCTGCGCCGACATTATTTTCGCTGATTACCTGCGCATGATACTCGTCCTGCGCCTTTTGTCCTCTCCTTGCCGCCTCTAAATCAGGGTGTTGGTCAGCAAAGGAAAGCATTTCTGCTACACGTCTGTAAATTTCAGAGTTAGTCATGTCTGCATTCCTCCTTACTCCATCTGGCACACAATTTCTTCCAGAGTTTCGACATCTCTGAGGTCTCTATACATAAACACATTCCCCACGTCTGTGCTTTCCGTTTCTGAGAATCCGTTTTTCTTATACCAGCTGATATTATCCGGCGTCGCTTCAAGGGTTATATATCTAACGGGAATTCTCGTTTTCGCAAGATTGATAAACCAGTTCAACGCCGCGGTGCCTATCTTTTTACTCTGGAACGGCTCATTAAGGGCAAGATACTCAAGGTGTATTGCGTAATAGTATTCCTCGGCTCCATAATCATAACTGCTTACATAGTCCTCGTCATCCCAATCAATAGGTGTAGAAGGATATGGATTAATTTTATATGACATGAATCCTACTAAATATCCATCTATCAAGATTTCAAGTACAATGCTTCGTCTCTCAGCTACTATCTGCCAAGCTTCTCTAATATGATCGTCAATAGTGCGCTTGCCGCAACTAAAGTTGCTAAGGTCTGGCTGCTCTGTTACCGGTCTGTATGTTATTTCATTCTCTGTCGCGTTCATATAACATCCATCTCCATTTACAGCCCCGCATTAAATTACCCTTTACATAAGTATACACTATTTGTCAATTAGCATTCAAGGGTATTTTGCACAAATCAATACACATAAGCGCAAAAATAGGGCTACGGCACTTCGCCATAGCCCTTGTTTTCATTCTCGGAATAATTTCTTTATGTCCTCACCGCGAATATCTTCAACCGGCACCTTAGCCGTATCTGATTCCGCTATCCTCACAGCTCGTTCCATAGCGGCAATCAGGCGTTCATCACCTGTTACCTGTTTGAATATGCTGCTTGTCGCCATTTACTCATCTCCTACCGAGTAGTCAAACCCTGCTGCATCCATTGCGTCGTGCATCATTCCGATGATGAGTTGTTGCAGACTGGTATCGTTCTGCGCAGCAAATTCTTTCCATTTCTCCCGCTCGCCTTTGGGAACACGTGTAACCACGTTATCTAGTTTGGCGTGGTATCGTGCTACTGACGCACGCGCCGAATCACGTCCGCCTTCCCCATTCAACGCCCTTTTTCTTGCTTCTGATTCTTTGCTCATATCCGAACCTCCCGTGTGCACACCTCTTTTTACCCTATCTTATCACATGTGTATACACACGTCAACAGACTTTTTTATTTTGCGAGAAATTTTCGGGTTTACCCGCCGCGGTCGCTACGGCATAGTCCCCCACCGGTGCACATGCGTTCGTGTGTTGTGTACGTCATATTATACAAAAATATACTGTGTATACACATTTATTTGTGTATGATTTCGCTATATTTTACTTTACATATGTGTATACACATGATATAATATAGTTACAGTAAAGAAAGGGGAACAAGGTAAAGAAACCAAGCTCCCAGAACTTACTGAGTAAAAGAAAAGAGCCAACGCCCCACAAAGCAATGGCTCTAAGAAAGAAGGTGAGAAAATGCCTCATCCTCTTTACAATACCGGCTATGGCTGGTTATGGTCAGATGGTGTAATCCGCGCCACTGATTCATATGACGAACTATAGCCAAGGATACCCGGCGCGGCGGGTGTAAAACATACCGCGCACAAGAAAATTTATTGCATGGTTATTATACCACGGACAAAAGGAGAATGCAAGATGGAGATTTATAACTACAGAGAAGCAATCAGCCACGATATCCGCGAGTGGGTGAAAGAAAATTATAGTCTGGAATCCCTCCGTCCTCAGCTTACCTTCTACTGGGAGGAAACGCTGGACAAGCTGGAAGCCCAAATGCGCTCCGCCATCACCGGAAATGATTGCGGGTCATATACCTGCAACGCATGGCAGGCAGAAGAAAACCTCTGCCACAACCTTGACTTGTTGGAGGCAGCGTGCATTGACTTTGATGTGATTCCGGATTTATCGAATCCGGAAGCCTGCGACGTGCTTATCCGAGAATATGAGTGGATATTCGTATTCGCGGGGGTGATGAATGACATCAAAATCTGTGGATTATAAGAGTCGAAACCGCCCATCGCGGGCGGTCTGGCAGAACTGACCCACCGCCACTGATGAGACAGGTCAAACATAGGAGGTACGCATATCATGAAAAAGAATATGAACGAGCTGGTGAAGGAGTATCGCAGATACAAGCGCATCTGTGATGAGGCGAAAACTGAGCTGGACAAGCTCAAGCCTCAAATCATCGCCGAAATGGGCGGCGTGGATACAGTAATCGGCGACGATTACAAAGTTATGTACAAAACGGTACGCTCGGCGCGGATTGATTCCGCGATGCTCCGGCGGGAGTATCCCGAAATCGCCGAAGAATGCACGAAGGTGACCGAAGCAAATCGGCTCACCGTGAACTAAAAAAAGTCGAAACCGCCCATCGCGGGCGGTCTGGCGGGGATGACCTTCCGCCACTGATGATGACAGGTCAACACAGGAGGAATGGGCATGAACAAGAGATACTATGCTGAGTGGACGTTGTACGGTGTATTGTATCAGATGTTCACCGACACGCTCGGCGACATCTGGGAACAGACATTCTGCCCCGACATCGAAAATCTCGTTGTTGTGGACGAGAAAAATCAGAAAATATATCGTTTATAAGAGTCGAAACCGCCGTTCCGGCGGTCTGGCAGAACTGACCCACTGCCACTGATGATGACAGGTCAACAGGAGGAAACAAAACATGGATTTCACAAAATCGGAAAATAGCAATGCCGCCATTCTGGCGGGCGACAGTATCGCCCAATTCATCACAGGCGGCGGGCTTGCCTGCACCTGCGTAAAGCAGAATATCGCGCCTCAGAGCGCCGTGTACGGCTTTGAATGCGGCGACATCTATGACTATAAGCCAGCACTCGCAAAGCGGCTTGTGCGGCTTGTAGGAACACGCAGCCATGTGCAGGCTCGCTTTATCGAAAATTGCCAGTATGGTGATTTCGGTATCGAGATTGAACGCAATCCGCGCGGCTCCGTGTTTCTCGGTGACATCGTCCACGCAAGTCTCGGACTGTCGGTGTCTATCGGCGTGAGCATGACCGGCGAACCGGAAATGCTGGACATCGGCAAAGCGCCGCATGTCCTCATTGCCGGTACGACAGGCAGCGGCAAATCCGTACTGCTCAACAGCATTGTCGCCGGTCTTGTCTATAAGAATCAGCCGCAGAGCTGCGAGCTGGTACTTATTGACCCGAAACGTGTGGAGTTCGACGCATGGGCAGGCATCCCGCACCTGCGTTGTCCTATCGTGCAGGGCGCAGAGAACGCCGTACAGGCGCTTGACAGCCTCGCAGATGAGATGGACGCAAGATATGAGAAGATGTCCTCTCTGGGCGTGAAAACCGCCGATGAGGCAGGCATGAACCGTATTGTCTGCGTCATTGACGAGCTGGCAGACCTCATGATGGTCAGCAAGAAAGCGGTTGAAAGCAATATTGTCCGCATCGCCCAGCTCGGCAGAGCGGCAGGAATCCATCTCGTAGTTGCGACGCAATCCCCACGCGCCGCAGTGGTAACCGGTCTTATCCGTGCCAACATGCCTTGCAAGATCGCGTTGACCTGCAACGGCGTGCGGGAATCTATGATTGTTCTCGACCGCGGCGGCGCGGAAAAGCTGCTGGGTGCCGGTGATGCGCTTATCCGTCGCCCCGGTTCGGTCGGTGAGACAAGATTCCAAGCGGCGTATACACCGGCGGGAGACATTGAAAAGCTGGTGTCGTCCGTCAAGGCGAATTGCCAGCCCGTCAAACACACAGTTCCGTTGGAGCGCCGCAAGGGCAGCGTGCTCAGATGGATTTTGACCGGAGAATAAAACAGAATATCACATAAGGGCAGGACTGCATACCGGCGGTTCTGCCCTTCTTTGTGTGCTTACCTCACGTGCTGGCGGGCGGGTGAAAAAGAGGAGGCATGACGATATGACGATAATGACGCGAAAATCGGTTAGGGGTATCGTATTATAGAAATTATAGAATTTATAGAAAATTTTCCGGTCTATGTTTTCTATAAAAATCTATAATTCTATAATTTCATGTTTTCAGCTTATTTTATCGTCATATCGTCATAGGGTAAAGTGTCGGTTAGCATAACTGCATGAATTAGACGGTGTGCGGTTATTTTTAATCGTATTTATTTATATTGCACCCATGACGATAACCCTAATTTCATCGTCATGCTATCGTCATATCGTCATTTTAGTCAGCTAAAGCACCGTCATACATGACGATGTTTGCGTCATATCGTCATGCCCCGCTTCATAGCATTCAAAAGCCCCGACATGCAGATTTGCACATCGGGGCTTTGCCTTTTCGTCCGTTATTTCATATCGCTTTTGTTCATATTTTCCGCTGGCGGGAGCGCTCCCTTGGCATTGCTGAGGTAGGTCTCGGCAAGCCGTTCTGCATCACTGCCGGATACCTCTGCGCCAAGCGGCGTGTGTGCGGTGATGACAGTTTCCGTTTGGTCTCTCATGCCGTCGTAGTTCTTCTGCCAAAAAATGCCTGTGACCGGATTGACCTTGCCGTCCTGCATAAGTCCCTCTCTGTACAGAGCGCAAAATCGCTGAACTTTTTTGATGAAGTCGGCGCGTGCGGGGTTTGTAGTGCAACGATTCGCCCAATCCCATGCGGTTCCTTTGTCGATTCCAATAGCGGCATATGCGGCTTGATTGCCTATTTTCATGTCATACTTTGCGCATGTATCGAGATAATGCATAAATCGTCTCTTCATCTCTTCAACATCGTTATAATCCAATTTTTCCGTCGGCATAAGTTCCACTGTGAACTGAATCATCCGTGTGTTATACCCTTCCGGCAAATCGGGGTTACGCCCTTGTACAATCGGGCTGTTTTCCCTCGCTTTCTCCAAGTTTGTAGGGCTGCTCTTCTGATACCCTGCCGTCCGCCTTGGCTGCTTATCCTTCCCTCTGCCCACATATATTACCTTCTTTCTAATTTCATAATTGCTTTTTCTATCGCGGTTTGCGCCCGTTCGACACAACCCACCACGTCCCGCACGCGCTTCTCCACTTCGTCCGAGATGGCGTCGTCCATGTATTCTTCAAGGTATTCTCGCAGATCATACCCGCACTTCGCTTCAACCCAGCCAAGGGCGTCCGCCAAATCCTCCACGAAATCATAGTGCCCGTCGATGTACAGTTTCCTCACGCAACCCATCTCCCTTCTCTGGGGTCGAAGTGAATATCCAACGCGGCATACAGCCTGAGCAGTGTATCGGGGCGCACCTTATATCCCTGCCGCTCGTAAGCCGTGATGTCAGATGGGCAGGCTTGGGCGCGCTGGGCAAGCACTTCACGGGTCAGCCCGCGACGCTGCCGAACGAAGGTCAGCCACCTCGTCAGTTCGGCACACGCGGCATCGTCCTTGCGTGCGAGGCGGGAGGTCTCCGCAACCATGCGCATGCGCTCTGCGGGGTCGAACAGCTTGGGCGCCACGATGTCATTCGGCGTGACGCCCAGCGCCGTGCACAGGTCAGGCAGTACGGAGCACTTGATTGTCGTGTCCCCACGCTCCCAGCAGCGCAGTGTGTTCGGCGTGATGCCGGTCTGCGCTGCGAGGTCAAGGCGTGATACGTTGGCTGCTACGCGGTAGTACGTCAAGCGGTAGCCCTGCGCCTCAGTCGTCGTCATCGTCGTCACCCTGCATGTCCCTCTCGTAGTCGCCCCACGTGTAGCCCTCGTCCTCATGCTCCTGCTTGACCTTATCGAGTAAGCCGTGCAGGTGGTTCGTGGCTGCGTGGAACGACAGCTCCATAAGCTCCATCTCGTCCATATCGCCGGTGTGGTAAATCTCCGCGTTGCCCTTGCCATGGTTGACCACCACCGAAAGTCCGGTGATGGTCTTGTCCTTGTATACGGTCTGAAGCATCGTCTCCCAGAACTCTGGGAACGGAAGGTACTTAATCTTTGCCATTGTCATTTCCTCCTAAGGTAATCAGTTCGGCATACGGCAGGGATTCCACCCACGAGCAGAAGTCGCGCCACTCGTCCAGCTTGTGATTCCGGCGGGCGTGGTACATGTTTCTCAGGACGGCATAGTTCAGCTGTACCGTCCGCTTCTGATTGTAGCTGGACGGGAGCAGTTGAATCATATCCCACCAATATTCCTTTGCAGACGGCATTCCAAACTCAGAACCCTTTCTGCCTTTCAGAAATTCTTTTCTGGCAAAATTCAAACGTTCAATCACAGTTCTGATTGTCGCTATCGCAGCAGGGGTTAAATGCTCGTGGCTGAAATCGTCCAGCTTAAATTCCTTATCCGCAATCTTGTGCATGGTGGAGCAGCTATTTGCAACAGTGCCCACCTTGTAGGTATCACATTCTTTCCACCAATACAGCGGCGCAGTGATGTCCATCGTTACGTTAATCATGCGCATAAACTTTGCGTGGTCAGAACCAGCCGTGACCAGCTTCTTCATGAGATCAAGGTCATTTACACCAACTACAAACTCAGGATACTGAGCGCTGCTTTTGCAATCCTTATCTTTCGCTGGGCAAGCGTCACACCAACCCAGACACCACTCGCTGTCGCTCTTATCCCAGCTGTTCATCGGGTTGCGCATTCCCCGGATAGCTGCATCCCAGCCGAATACCTCTGTGTTTGTAATCTTAATCATATTATACATCTCCTTCTGCTCTGTGTAACGACTTTTCTGTATCGAACCCATCAGGATAGCGGGCACGGAGCTTATCAATATTCAGCTGCATCACATCCTCAAGGCTAACGTCAATCGCCGTACACAGCTCCGCGATCATCCAAAGGCAATCTCCGGCTTCCTTCATCAAATGCTCGATGCTAGGCATGTGCCCCTGAAACGCTTTCTGAAAGATTCCCGCAACCTCGCCCGCTTCGGACGTGAGACCGAACACGGCGTGATAAAGCATGTCTCCGCTATCCTCGGGCGGGATGTTGCACGTGCGCATGGCAAGTTTCTGATATTCATTCGGCGTCATTACTTATCCTCCCCACTCAGTTCCAGCGCCTTGTTCAGGTACCAGATCGCTTTCTTGATGTCCTCCGCATTGTTTTTGCGGCGGTGTCTGTAAAGGTACTTGAACGCATTGCAGACGCAGAACTCGTACACGGCATCTCTGCCCTGTGTCTCTGTCATAACGTCGATGCACTCAAATTTGCCAGTCTCATAATGGCTTGGGTGGTTGACGTTATCCGGTTTAATTACCTGTTTATCCATTATCCATTCCTCCTAATCTTGTCTACACGCGCCTTGATAGCATCGAGCAGCGCGTCTTGTCCGTCTTTCTTTGCGTCCAGTGCGTCAATTACGTCCATGTCGATGCTGTCCTGCACGACAAGGTGATGCACGACTACCGGTTTGTCCTGTCCCTGTCTGTACAATCGGGCATTCGCCTGCTGGTACAGTTCCAGTGACCAGGACAGCCCGAACCAGACGACGTTGTGTCCGCCTGCTTGCAGGTTCAGTCCGTATGCCGTGCTTGCCGGATGGGCAAGAAGAACATCGAGCTTACCGGCGTTCCAGTCATCCGCATCCTTGCTGTCCTTGTAGACACGGACTTTGTATTTCTTACCGAGCCGGTCAACGACGCGGTCAATATCATGTTTGAATGAGTAAAACACAAGCGCCGGTTGTCCCTGCAAACCTTCCATGAGTTCTTCCAGCGCGTCTAACTTTGCGTCATGCACCGGATGAACATCTTTGTTCTCATCGTACAGTGCGCCGTTCGCCAGCTGCAACAGCTTGTTTGACAGGGCAGCAGCACCGGCGACTGTAATCTCCGTATCATCGACCGGCAGCAGCATGTCCCGTTCAAGGGTCTTGTAGTTCTTTCGCGCTTTGGCGTCCAGCTCGACCGGTACAATGCTGTATGTGATGTCCGGCAGTTCCAGATAATCTTCCGCTTTCATCGACACACAAATATCACCAATGGCGTGTTTGATTTGCGTGTCTGCGCCGGGCTTTAACCGCCCGTAAACCATTCGGTTTCCCCGCCGTTCAATCTCGCAGTAGCGCTGATTGAATGCAGATGCCGATTGCCCCAGCCGTGCGCCGCCGTCAAGCAAGAAAACCTGTGACCATAGGTCTTTCATGTCCTGCGGCGCCGGTGTGCCTGACAGCTCTACTACGCGCTGTATGGACGACTTGACGCTCTTGAGTGATTTGAATCGCTGCGCTCGCGGGTTCTTGAAACTGCTGCTCTCATCGAGAACAACCATATCAAACTTCCATGCGTGCAGCTCAAACAGGCAGTAATCAACCAGCCATGCCACGTTGTCACGGTTGATAATGTAAATGTCCGCCGGTTTTGCCAGCGCATCAATCCGCCGCTTGAGAGAGCCAAGAACGGTCGATACAGTCAGATGGGATAAGTTATCCCACTTCTTAATCTCGTTCTGCCAAGTCGCTTCTGCGACCTTCTTTGGCGCAATGACGAGCACCGCGCCAACCTCAAATCGGTTGTACATCAGCTCGTTGATTGCAAGCAGCGTTGACGCCGTCTTGCCTAAACCCATGTCGATGAACAAACCCACGTTCTTGTCCTCAACAATTCGCTCAGCGCAATACTGCTGATAGTTGTGTGGCTTGAAAATCATTGTACCGCCTCCCAATCTCGCCCTTCCGCGAATCGCGGAAACGGCGGATTGTTGACGTACTCATTGACCGATTCGTAAGAATCAAGCACCCATACACGGACGTTATTGTACTCGGAGAGCTTCTTGCAGACATGCACCTGCAAAGGTCTCGGCTTGCCGCCCGGACGTTTCAGCTCTACGAACTCTACGCTGCGGCTGCCCTTCCAGAACACGATTCTGTCCGGCACGCCTGCTTGGGAATCGGACTGGAACTTAATCGCCCATCCGCCGTGCGCTTCTACTTCCTTTACGAAGTACCTCTCAATGTCACGTTCCAGCGGGACGTGTGCTTTCGTCATCTTCATCCTTTTCCCACTCCCCTCTCTTGATAAGTCCGCGTACGTCATCTGTCTTAAAGGCGGCAACCGTACATCCACCCTCGTCTCTGAGGCGGGTAAGACTATCGTTCCTAGTCCACATAACTGCGTTTGCAACCCTCGTTGACGAACCATCAGAGAACAAAACTTCATAATACCGTTTCGGCTTCTTGGCTTCATCCAGTTCTTTGTGCAGATTATCAAGCGCATATCTTAATTTGTTTACTTCATCTTCCTTGTGCTTATACTTTTCCAGCACGGTCTTATATTCTGCTTCAACGTCAAGTATCGAGATATAGCCGTCGCGTAAAGCCGTCAGGGTATCAACCTCTTTGCGGATGTCACTGTTTGCTACATGCCGCAAAAGTTCTTCCCTGTCGCAAATCATCTTGTCCAACGCGCGAATAATATCGTTTGGCATTTCCTCATCCTCCTACACTAAATCAATATCTTTTGCTATTGGCAACCAAAAGCCGCGTTTGTACATCGTCCGTTTCTGTGCTGCGCCGGGGAACTTACCGGACGCAATCACGTTTTTCGCTACTCTGCTGAATCGCCGTGCATCCATATGCACACCTGCGAGCTTGACAAGTTCTGTCGCGCTGGCAAGCGTCCATTGCTCCTCTGGCAAGTCGGGGTCAAGGATTTCCAGCAATTCTTCCTCGCCCGGCAATTCTTCCATTCTGGTTGCGTTGCGTGCGTTCAGCAACTTCTGTTCCTCTCTGGTCAAGCGGTAACTCTGCGTACCCGCTTCAAGCCAAATATCGTACACCTGAAACCACAACTGCCTGAACCAATCATCCGACAAACTGAAAAGCCGGTCTGTGTCGATATGGGTAATCGGTACTGTCCAGAAGCGGCGATTGCCTGTGTCGTCGCGCAAGAAACGTTCGCTGTTCAGTGTGCCGCAGAAGGAAGTCCGGCGTGCGTGCATCTCTGCGGCACGCTCATATGGACGTCGGAGCGTATCAGACGGCTTAGTGATGAACGCTTTCAGCGCGCCCTCGTCCGAACGCAGCGTGCGCTCCATCTCTCCCAATTCGGAAATCCAACTGTCCGTCGCGCCAATCAGCGTGTCCTTGTCACGAAAGTTCAGAACCGCGCCTTCGTTGAACCAGTCCGGTTCAACTGCCAATCTGCGGAACAGACTGGTTTTACCGATGCCCTGACCGCCAACAAGGACAAGCACGCCCTCTGCGCCATACGGCTGCCGGTCACTGTTGCGAGCAAGCGCCACGCACTGTGATAACCAGCGCTGCACGAGAAACCGGCTCGTGTTGTCGTCCTGCGGGAGCTGCATAAGCTCATCCAGCAGGATTGATACACGGTCAGCACCGTCCCACAACCCGTTTTGCAACATATCCGTAACCGGATTCACACGGTTCTGCCGCCAAATCAAGCCCATTCGGTCAGAGATGGTTGTTGTTCCGGCTCTGTCCACTTTTGCCTGTCGATACAGGTCGTCAATCACGGACGGCATCGCGTTGCCCACGCTTGCTTCGGGGATGCCAAATGCCTGCTCCGTGCCCACGGAACGGAACTTGTGTGTAATCTCGTCGTACCAGAGCTGCACACCGGCGACGCTCAGCGTCTGCTTGAGAACGTCCGTGGTAAACATCACACCGTCCAGTGCTGCGAGGTGGTCAGCCATGTGCTTTGCAAAATCCGGTTCAGCGGTCATGCCCTTGGCATCTAACGACTGTTCAAAGGCAAGCTGGATATTTGCTGAGCGCTCCTGCGCCAGTGCCGCCTGCGTCTTTTCATCCTCTCGGACAAAATCACGCATTGCCGTTGTAGATGGCAGCTTTGTGACCGGACAGCCCGGAGCCGCTTTCTCGTCCAGCTCGCCGAATTTGTGCAGTCGAACAAGGTCAAACGCATTGACCAATCGACCGGAGCACGGGTCAGTGGCATGGTGCGAAAACAGGAACTTGTCGTCGTAGACAATCGCGCCGCCGGAAGTGCTGCCCTTTGCGTATGAATAACGGTCGGCACCGGCGGGGATGTATTCGTCCGGCAGGAAGGTGTCAATCGCTTCTGTGATGGAATATGTCCGGCAGAAAGCACCGATGATGCCCTTCTTGGTCGTAGGATCTTCGGCTTCTGCCGCTTTCTGCTGCTTGGCTTCTACGCCGGGAACAACAGCCCACGACGATATGTCGTGCCAGTCGTCGTACAGCAGCAGCACGCCGTCCACGTCGATAAAGTCATGTTCCGTGTCCGCTGCATATACAAACTCGCCGTCGCAGGAGCACGTTGGATAATACATGAGGCGTGTGACCTCAAAAGTCGTTGGGTCATACCACGACATATCCGGCAGCATCAGGGACGCGAGCTTTCGTGCAACCGGTTCGTATTCGTCTACGGTCATCGTCCGGTTGGTCGGGATGATGACACGCAGTCGCGGCGCAGATGGTCTGTGCTTGCGTGTACTGTAGATACAATACGTGCAGCCCAGCTTCATAACCGCCTGTTTGACCTTCTCCGTTGCGCCTGCTGGGCAATGGTCGAGGTCAAGGGTAACCACATCGCGTCCCTTGAGGTTCTTCACGATGCGGTTACCGTCGAGCTGACCGCCCACAAAACCGCCGTTGTCTTTCAGATTATCCTGTTTTGACTTCGGCATACCGAGGTACACGTCCAGCGTTTCCTGTGTGCGGAGCGGCGTTTTCAGCTTGTCATAGAACTCTCGCAGGTGGAGTTCTGTAGTTTTCCAGCTGGTAGACTTACGCGACGCTCCGACGCTGATTTTAAGAATTCTATCAGTCATAGCTTAGTCCTTCGTAAAGTAGTTTCCGCACCATCCGTCCGCGTTCAGCGGCAGTCCCGGTGCCCAGTCTATTGGCTGAGACATGATTTCTGCAATCTCATCTAAGCAGTTTGTATCTTGTGAGCAAACCACTTCGTCATGAATGTGAAAGCGAACATCATATCCAGCTTTTTCTAATCTATCAAGGTTTACAGCAAGGCAATCTCTCGCAATTGCTTGAACACAATTACTCACAATGCGGAACTGTTTTTCTTCTGGGTCGTACACGCAGAATCGGTGCCGCGCACCACAATTTCTGAGGTCGTACACACGTTCCGAACGTCCGGTGTCGCACACAGCAATTCGGGTGCCCATCCATGACTTATTCGGTACAGAAGCGTTGTCACGCCGATGCCTGTTCGTTCTGCGTACTCTGCCACTGTCATTCTGCCAAGCGGCGTTTCGATAAACCGATTCGTCCGCCTGTTTCTTACGTTTATCTTTCGCGGAACCCAACGACAGTTTTCTGGTGAATACCCCTTGTTGTTGTCCCTTCTGTCCAATTCCAGCCCGCGTTGATATGTCGAACCCATGTCTCGCCAGAAGTTCTCGAAACTGTGCTGCCATTCGTCGCAAACAGTGATGCCCCGTCCGCCGTAGTTGTGATACGCCGGATGATTCGGGTCGTTGCATCTTTGTTTCATGGAGTGCCACACCGCCCACGCCGGATGTTTTGACATTCCGTGCGTAGTGTTGCTTTCTCCGATCAAACGATTTCTCAAGCAGCCACAAGATTTTACGGGATGCCGCTTGCGGATAATGTCCGTCGCCGCATAAGTAACTTCTCTGCCGCAGATGCACCGGCATACCCACCGCGCTTTTCCGTCTTTCGTGTTTTCTTCTGACCTGCGCAAAACTGTCAGGTAGTTGAACTGCTGACCAGTTAAGTCCCTCAGCTTCGCCACACCGCACCCATCCTTTCTCTGTCAGTATCTTATGGTCGTGGGTCATGTGTAAACCACCGACGCGGACAGTAGACTTGATACCCTGATAGATTAAACCATCGTGAGATACCCATTCTTCTCCGTCCCACACCTTATGTGAAGTGGTTACATCTGTGATAGGCAGCAATCCAGAATCAGTAAGCACCAAAGTGTTACCGGCAAGGCAGTTCTCCGTGAGCTTGCCGCCGTATGTCTCTAATTGCCGCCATTTCTTTGACGATTGCTTATCGCCAGAACCCGTTGACGTGCCCCAATAGGTAATTGACTTTTCGCCGAATCGATTCACGCCAATACCCGGCTTCGGATAAAATATCTGTCTGCCAGACGGCAATTTAACCGCCAATAATCGCAGGTGCTCAGTCTCTACCATCGAGAAGGTAAGCAGCTGTCGTATCCTGAATGACCGTCCGGTTTCAATCGCTGAGATTGCAGCCTTCTGGCAGTAGTCCCAGAACTGGACGATATGCGGATTCGCTTTGCGCCACTTATTCTTGATGTCCGGCAAGTCTTTCTCAGGGATGCCCATTCGCAGCGCGCCCATGTTGACCAGTGCTTTCGTTCCGCCCTGATAGCCTAACGCGAGTGTTGCCACTTTGCCGCGCTGACGCAGCGGGTAATTCGGCTGACCTTTGGCAATGCTTTCGACCGGAACGCCAAACATGTTTGCCGCCGTTGCCTCGTAAATCTTACCGGTCGTTCGGAACACCTCAAGCGTCCATTCCTCACCGGCAAGCCAAGCAATGACACGCGCTTCAATGGCTGAGAAGTCAGCATCTACAAAGACCTGTCCTTCGTCTGGTATCAGGCAAGTGCGCACGAGCTGTGACAGCGTGTCCGGCACGTTGCCGTACCATAGCTGCATCTCGTCAAAATCGCCGGTCTTGCAAATGTCTCTTGCCATATCCAGCTCGTCAAGGTGAGTTCTGGCAAGATTTTGCAGCTGCACGATACGCCCAGCCCATCTGCCGGTACGCGCTGCTCCGTAGAACTGAAGCATGCCGCGAACCTTCTCTCCTTCACCCAGCGCGCGTTCCATGGCGGCATACTTGCTGACTGAGGTTTTCGAAATCATCAACTTTAGCTTGATGACGTGGCGGACAAGCGGCGGAAGTGTTTCGTCTACTGCCATTTCTTCTAAGTATTCTTTACGCAAGCTCTCCGGACGAACGCCCGTTTGCTGCTCTATCCAGTTTGACAGCTGCTGTGTAGACTTCGGGTTTGCCAGACCCGTGAGTTGTATCATTTCTTGTTTCAACAGCTCTGTCGACCGCGCGTCAATCTTCAACGCGCCATCCATCATTTCCTTGTCAACCCGCACGCCGCGTTCGTTCATGCGCAAGTCTTGATGCCATTGCGTCCAAATAAAATCTGGAATCGGTACCTCAGACAACCACTCGTGAATCTTCTTTTCAGCAACTACGTCCTGCCGGTTGTACCCAATGAACAACTGCCATTTCTCTGTGTCGTGTTGCGGCAGGTTTCTGGTTCTGCCGCCGTTAACCTTTGTCGGCTTGCAGGGACAGCAGAAATACTTGATAAGCGCTTTGCCAATCTTGTCCTTCTGCGCGTCTGCCGGAATCCCCAGTGCCGCGCCCAGCTCCTTCAGACTTGGCGGGTAAGCTAAGTACAAGCCATACACCATCGTGCAACGCCACCGGTGCGCCCAGCTTGCCGGTTCGCGGCGCAGGTATTTCGACAGACAGTACCACTCAAAAGCGGCGTTGTGCGCCCACAGCTCTGTATCAGGGTCGTCCAGTGCGACGAGGACGTTTTGCGGCAGTGCGCCGGTGGCAGTCAAGTCAACGACATGCACTTCGTCCTCGTCACCGAACGAATACGCGAACAGCAGGATTTCAAAGTCCGGCGATTGTGCGTATCTGTACAACCCCGCCTTGCCAATATCGACGCTTGAGTAAGTCTCAAGGTCGATATGGAGTACGCGAGCCATTACAGATCAACCAAATCCGCAAAGTCTGCGTCAGCTTCAAGTCCGAAGTCTGCCGCAGTTGCCGGTGCGGAATCGCTGAATGCATCACCGTCGCGGGTCTTAAGATAACCGTTCAGGGAGCAAGCGATACCGTTGTTGCCGGATGCCGAGTACGGGTAAAAGCTGATAAGCACCTTGCCGTACATGCCGCTGTAAACCTCAGACGGTTCAATCGGTACAGCCTTGTTGCCGACCTGCTTGTAACCAACCGGCTTGTGGTCTTCATTGGCAGAGCAGGACAGCACCCAGTGTCCGTGGCACTCTTCTCCAAACGGCTCGCCGTCGAACTCGCGCACGCCGTCCCCGTCCTGAATCGGGGAATTACGGAACTTCTTCGGTGCTTTGCCGTTCCACTTGTCCTTCTTGCCGCGGTCGATAGCTTCTACGATTGCCTTGTCGATTGCTTCTTTAGTCTTTACATCTTCCTTCGGAATCAGAAACTTAGTGCGGAACTTTGCCGCACCGCCGTTCATGCCCTCTGCCGGTTTAGTCAGGAAGGCATAAGAAAAACGTCCTTCGCCAGTGCACAGATTTGCCATAACTATTTCCTCCTAGAATTTTTATAAATCCAATCCGAACTCAGCCGCAACGGCAGCATTCGGACTATATGCTTGTCTCTTATCACTCTCCGGTACAAGTGTAGGCTTGCCCGGTGCGCGGGTGACCAAATCACCGCACGCCAACTCAAAATCTTCCTTGCCCATCAGCTTTTCCATGGCGGACAGCGTGATGGGTCTACGCTCGTACAGCATTGCTTCTGCAATACCTGCGTCTTTTGCACGCTGGATTGCCTTGTCTGCGTCGGTAAAGCTGCGGTTGCCTGCTCTGCCGATGACCAGTTTGTATCCCGGCACGTGCTCACCCTGTTCAATCATGTTCTGCGCTTCGCCGGTCAGGTCTTTCGCCCAACCTTCCAGTTCTTTCGCCAGCGGCAACAGCTCTCCGATCTGTTCCGGTGTCAGCAGGTCAGGGTTCTTGCCATGCGCGGATGCCAGCCAATCAGCACGCGCCTTACAGAGGTTCTTTGCCCTGCACCACCGGCACGCCGTTGGAGAGGGATTGTACGGTGGGTTATCGGACAACGCCAGCTCGGCGGCAATCCGAACTTCTTCATTCGCCCATTTTCGCAGTTCGTCAGCCGGAATTTCGTCCGACGAAAAGTTTTCAATGCGCGGCTGGAAAATGTGCATGTGCACGTTCTTGATGTCCAGCATAAAGTTCAGTTCTCGGTATGCACCGTAGGCGTACAGCCGCATTTGCGGGTTGCCCACTGCGGAGACTGGCACGCCCTTGCCATACTTGAAATCAATCACGTGCAGTTCGCCCGGAAAGGCAAGAATGCAGTCCGCCGTTCCGAAACCGCCCGGCGCAACATTACAGTAATTGACCATGTGTTCCACGTACACATCCGGCGGTTCACCAATGTGCTCTGCGGCGATACTGTAAACAAAGTCACCGTATTCCGCTGCGTGCTTCTCCATTTCCTTGTCGTACAGCTCCGACTTACGGAGCTTTGCAAGGCGTGGCTTTATGCCGAAGAAGCGTCTGTTCAGCTCTGCTTCACAGAAAGCGTGAGCCAGCGCTCCTTCTTCTGCGTACACGCTGGTTGTTGCCGGG